GCTCAGCGCCGCCACCAGCGGCACCGCATGGCAGATGACCGGCGCGGGCGTTCCGCTAGTGGCAGGCGGGTCAAACATGTTCGGCAATGACACCCTAAACGATTTCAGCACGGCGGATTCGTGCCCGCTTGCCGGCGGGAATTGGAACCATTCGTCCAGTGCGGGCGTTTGGGCGTTGCACCTCGCCACTGCGCAGGGCGCCTCCAACGCCTATGTTGGGTTTCGCTCGGCCTTGTACCTCTGACGGCCCGAGCGATAGCGATGGGCCTTCACGACGAAGCTAGGCTGGATAGCAAATTTACGGACTTTGCACGTCAGATGAATTTGTATCTCAATCACTTCCCGAAACACGAGAAGCACGGTCTTGCGCTGGAGATTCGGCGCGCGGCTTATGACACCTACAGCTTCATCGTGGAGGCGCAAAAGCGCTATCACAAAAAAACCGCAATAACCAACCTCGATGTACGCCACGAGCAGCTGCGCATGCTGCTGCGCTTGGCGCATGCGCTCGGTTATTTTGAGTTCAAGGATGGACACCACCACCCCGAGAAAGACGGCGAACACCGCTACTTAGTTATCTCGCGGATGGTGGACGAGTTAGGGCGCATGATCGGCGGCTGGGTAGTTGCTGATCGTGCGCTAGACAAACGGGAAGCGTCTTAACATGTGCCCGATTGCCGGCGGGAATTGGAACAATTCGTCCAGTGCGGGCGTTTGGGCGTTGAACCTCAACAATGCGCAGGGCAACTCCAACGACAATGTTGGGTTTCGCTCGGACTCGGCTTCACCTCACGGATCGAAAGATCGAAGTGGAACCAAGGGAGACGCTTTCCGGCGCGAGGCTTTTGCCTCGGCTAAATCGGTTTGCATGGGCCTTTCTAGTAGGTTTGATTCTGTCATTCTCGAAAGTCTGGCCCCATGAAACGCGCTGGCTATTTATTCGAGCGCACGTTTACACCGGCGTCTTTGTTGGCGGCATTCCATGCCGCCGCACGCCACAAGCGCGGTAAACGCGCCTGCTTTCAATTCGAAAAGCACTTGGCACACAACCTGGACGCACTGCACGCCGAATTGCACGGCGGCACATATCGCCCCGGCCCCTACTACAGCTTCACCGTTTACGAACCAAAAACGCGGCAGATATACGCACCTGCTTTCCGCGACCTAGTGGTGCAACATGCCATCTACGCCGAGATCTACCCGATATTCAACAGGGGCTTCATTGACCAATCGTTCGCCTGCCGAGTCGGGCGAGGCACGCACAAGGCCGCTGATTATGCGCAGGAGGCAATGCAGGTTTGTGCGCCGGACAGCTACACGCTCAAGCTCGATATCCGCAAATTTTTCTATCGCATCGACCGCGATATTCTGCGCACATTGATTGAGCGCAAGATTAAAGATCGCCGCTTCGTTGATCTGATGATGGCCTTTGCAGACCACGGCGAACCAGTCGGCATCCCCATCGGCAATCTACTCAGCCAGATTTACGCACTGCTTTACCTAGACCCGCTCGACCACTTCATTGTGCGCGAAATCAAGCCGCTGCGTTACTGCCGTTATGTTGATGATTTTGTGCTTTTCGGCCTGACTCGCGCGAACGCCGTGACCGCACGAGAGCGGGTGATAGTGTTCTTGGCCGGCCTGCGCCTCACGCTATCACGCTCAACCCTGGCCCGCGTCACACGCGGCATCAACTTCGTCGGCTACCGCACCTGGGCCAGCAAGCGCTTCATCCGCCGGCACAGCCTTTACACACTAAGAGCCGCCGCCAAACGCGGGAGGCTCGATAGCGTGATCAGTGTTTTGGGCCACGCACGCAAAACCCACTCTTTGCAGCACCTGCTGCGCTACCTGAAAGGAAATCACCATGCCCTCTATCGTCTCCTACCGAAAGTTTATCAACGCCCAGGTTACTCGTGAACTTGCCGCGCCTGATGGCGCGACCGAACTCGCCACCTTGGCGGATGGCACCACATACGTTTGCCTGCCCGAAGCCGGCGCCCTGCCAGTCGCGCAGCACGCCGAAATCGTAGACAGCATCGCCAGCGTGACGCCGGATGCCACCCTGCGCGCTCAAATCATTGCCGCCAGCCCGCATTGTCGGTTGATTGATGAGCGCATGCGCACCATGATCCGCGACGCCTATCCATTGGAGGATGAACTTAAGTTCGCCCGCATCGGTGTTGGCGCGGCGATGGGGGTGTATCAACCCACTAGCGATGAAGTGCAGGCCATGACCGTGTTCGGCGAATTTGTCGAAGGCGTGCGGCAATGGGGGCGGGATCAACGCACTTCGCTTGGGTTGTGATGATCCACCCGCTGACTTTTTACGTTAACCAACACCAGACCGCAGAAGAACTTATCGCACTACTACCCTTAATCCAATGGCTTGATTCGCAGCAAAACTGTTAAGACCTTGCACAAAACCGCGCCGGCTATGGGCGCGTGCCTGTTTTGCGCGTTTATTGTGTGCTGTGTTGTATGTTTAAGCTGTTGATTTGATTATTAAAGTGTACGTTTTTATGTATATTTGAGTGCTAATCTTACTAACTCCTGTCAAACCCGCATGGATATTGGCTTTGCGGGGAGTGTTTATTATTTGCTCGTTATTCGCACACTATAAGCTAGCCTGTTTTCATAATGATTTTAGTCCACTCAGACCCGCGAACATCCCGATAAACGGCAGTCGTTGCTGCGTCCTTGTGACCGGCCAGCGCCTGGGCGAATTCGGCGCCGGCCTGATCGGTCCATAACCTGATCGAGAGTGAGCGCATTTCGTGGAAGGTCGGCGGTTCGATGCCCTCAGGCCAGAAGCGCGGCACGGAATCGCGCGCCTTGGCGAATCCCTTTGTCAGCCGGTTGAGCGATAGCGCATCACCTGGTGCTACTCTGGATTGATGCCGTATCTGATGCAGTAGCCAGGGTGAAACCACGGCATCGCGGCATTTCGCCACCACATCGGATAGCGTCAGATCGAGCGAGTCAAGGCGCAGATCGAGCGGGATGGCGAGTTGTGCGCCTGTCTTGCCTTGTCGCACGTAGAGCGTGCCGGACTCGATCCATGCCGATGCGTCGGCACGCTTGCGGAACTGCATCGCGGCCAGGTCTTCGCGCCTTTGGCCGGTAATGATGGCAAGTTCCATGGCGCGTTGCAGCCACGGGTCATGCTTGGCGGCAGCGGCATAGATGACGCGGAATCCGTCGAGCGTCAGGCGGGCGCGTTTGACGCCGGCCGGGACGCTGCGTAGCACCATGATGGGGTTGGTGGTTGCCCATCCCTGGGCGATGGCTTCGCGCCACACGTCCTGGACGTAGCTTTTCCAGTTCACCGCCGCGCCGTGTTTGCCGGCTTCGATCATGCCGTCGATCCAGTCCGCCCAGATGCGCGGCGCGGCGAGTTCGGCCAGTGTTCGCCGCCCGAATTTGGCCTCAAGTGCGCTGCGCTTCCAGTTTAATTGCCGTTGGGTTGTTGCGGCCAGGTTGCGTCTGGATTGAATCTTGGCGTATTCGCTGAGCCAGTCCGCCAGCGTGGCGCCGGTGCTGGCTTGAATCTTTGCGAGGATGTCTGTCTGTGCTTGTTCGGCCTCAACGTATTGGTTGGCCTCGATGGCCTGCTTGATCGCGTCCTTGCGCGGCACGCGGCCCACTGCGATGGCTTTCCCAATCAGGCGGTTGACGTAAACAAAGTACCCCGGCCGCTGTTCATAGAGGTTTGCGGGTAGATCATCGCTGGTTGTTTTGCGCGGCCTGCTCACGGACATGATCTAGGATGCTCTTGGGTTGGTCAGTTTGCTTCCGATACATCGCCGTTGGCAACACGTAGATTTTCGCGCCGGCGCGGATCGGTTCCGGGTAGATGCGCCCCTGGCTGACCCAGCGCCGTGCGGTGCTGATGTGCGGCGGCGGGTCGAAGTTGTCGGCCAGCCAGCGGCTTAGTTCGATGTGTTTGGCCATGTGACGTAAAACTCTGTAAATACGCGGTTACGCGTCAAAAGTGACGTGTCTCATGCGTT